TTTATATTTATTAAAACTATTATCTTGAAGTGGAGCAACCATAACCTGCGCATTAAGATCAGATATAAGTTTAGGATATTTTAGTAAACTTTGCCATGGATGAAATTCTATCTCTCTTGACTGTACATATTTTAATAATGGTGGAGGAAAGGCACCGACAAATACCCACTGATATTGATGTCTGGTATCTATAATTAACTGCAAGACGTGTTCGAAATCGTCCTTGCCGCCTACTTTATTATCTACATCATAGTGTGCACCTGAACCGGTATATAGTATTCGAGGTTTTTTAATATTATTTTCATACGCCTCAATATTCTTCCGCCTATTGTATAGATGACCGAGCCAAAAGTTAGGTACAAAGTTAGGTACTACAGTAATTTCTTTCTTACCTGTCCGTTCCTGGTACAGTTCCTTCATATACTTACAGGTAACTGTAACTTCATCACACATGTTAATAATATCAATACAATTCTGACGAATGCCTCCACCTACAAACGCAGACTTAAATTTATTATAGTCAGGAATATCCTCTTCAAAAACAACATCATCAACCTCGTAGATAAGTTTGAAACCATGTTCTTTCTGCAAGCTTTTTAAAAAGCTTACAAAGTCTTTTTGAGCCTTACTAGCCTGCCGTTGAATTTTAATACACTTAACACCTTGATACCATCTAGGATCAAACACCATACACGTAAGTGATGTAGAACAACCATCGCCTCTAATATTTATTAGTTGTTCCGGCCAGAGTACTCTCCAATGACCACAGCCGCTATAATCACCTAAATAATTTATATACCGAGGTAATGACATCTCGACCGGTGTTATATTAGGTTTATTTTCTAATTTAAAAGGAGTTGTTCCCAACTGCTTCGCGAACGGTGAGGAAAAAGGACTCACAAATGGCGATGGGGATGTGTATAACATATGATATGTTATACTACATTTAGTAGAACTCCATTAATTTTTTAATTAAAGTTATTCAAACTCATCATACGGTATACGAGTAGTTACTCCATTAAGTTTTTGTAACAGAATAACATCACCAGTAACTGCTTTAATAGACTCTTTACGGTGTGATATAATTATATTGGCTTCGTTAAGCTCTTCAACACGTTCTTTAAGAATGTTAGTAATTAATTCTATACCCTTCTCATCAAATGATGAATCAAATAGTTCGTCGTATATAGCTATATTATAACGTACACCGCCTTGCATTCTTCGAAGATCTGAGAAGGTAAACAAGCACGCTAAATCAATAGCTTTCCTCTCTGCTCCAGAGAAGTTAAAGTATGAGCAAACTTTATTCTTTTCATTTAATATCTCTTCCTCAAAATATTCATTAAAGATGCATATACAATTTGAATCAAGTTTTTGTAAATAGTGTAATAGTCTACTGTTAAGTATTTCTAATAGTTTATTAACAATATACGATTTAACTCCCTCCTCGCTAACAATATACTTTACAATATCAAGCTTGTTGAGGTTGGCTGTATGCTGTTCACACTCGGCAGCAATTGTATTAATTCTTTCTTGGGTATCACTTATTAAATTATCGAAAGTATTATCGCAATGCTCGATAGCTAATAGATCGGCATCTAATTCTCCAAGCCACTTTGTAAGTTGTTCTAAACGTTGCTGCTTATTTGACTTATCTACTTGCTGCAGTTTGTAATTATTAATACTACTTGTAAGCGATAGTATTTTATTTTTAATAAGCTGTTTTTTAGTAGTGTAACCTTCTAAGCTAGAAGCTTTTGTTTTAACATAGTTACCTAACTGTATAATTTCACCTTTTAGTTTATCTTTCTCTTCCTTAATATAAGCTAAATCGTGCTCCTCAATACTTCTAAGACATACAGCACATTTCTGATCAGATGTACCAATCTTCTGATACACCCCTTGCATATCATTAATCTTCTGTCTACTAACAGCTATCTCAGCATTAATACTAGATATAAAGTTATCACACTTATCTACACCTTTTTCGTACTCACTTATATTATGCTTTATTTTTTCTGCATCAATCGTAGATAGGCTATTAATGTAGCTAGTTAGTTCTTCAATTTCTACTAAGTTGTTCGCTCTGCGAGTTAAATATAATTCCTGCTTCTCCTTACGACTTCTAAGGGTTTGTTCCTGCTGGTTCTTATAGTTATTATAAGTGCTCGTTATTTCAGTTAATTTAATTTGAGCGCTATCGTTGTCTTTTTTGATATCATTATACTCTGATCGTAAACGTGATGTCATCTCACTAAATACCTCTAGCCCGAAAATATCCTCAATAAACTTCCGTTTATCAACCTTACTCTTAGCCATAAACGGAACTGCGTTATTAACTGTCATGATAACACAGTTCTCAAAAATAGCGGGAGAAGCACTCATAATACTGCAGATGTGTTTTGTAGTATTAGCAGTACTATCAAGTGTTATATCTACACCTTCTTCGAATAGTTGTATTTTAGTAGGGTTTAAGTACCTAATAACTGTATAACTTTTAGTTGAGTTAGGTGTAATAACTTCAAAATCTAGTTCGACTTGAGTTTTACCTCCAGTAACATTATTAGGTATAAGGTCTTTCTTAATACCTCTTAAGGTTTCACCGAAAATTGCAAAATATACAATTTCTGCAACACACGACTTACCTACACCATTTCTTCTATCAGGCTTATCCCTATTGTTACCTGTTATAACGTGTAACCCTTTGGTAAAGTTAACTGTAATTGCTTCTTCACCTATTGAAAGGAAGTTCTTAGCTGCAATTCTTTTAAAGTTGACGTATTTCATTATGAGCACTTACGGTATAACTCTACCGTATAATCTATTATATCCTTCTTGTTAACAATATCTAGTAAATTAATAAAATCTACAATCGCTTGACTAACATCAATGCCTGATAGATCTTCTTTTTGTTTTGTTTCATCAAGAATTCTATTAAAATTGATATCATAATCTATAGTAATACTTTCTGGCTTAAGTAGGCTGAGTTTATTGGTGAGAACAGTCATGTCTTCCTGACATATATTCTTATCTACCTTTAACTTAATAATATTATTAGCAACTATCTGCTTTATACGAGGAGTTAAGGAGCCCTCATATACTAACTCGCTTAGACTAATTTTTTCATAAAGTGGTGATATTGTATTTTCAATAAATTCGTAATCACCAGTCTCAATATCTAATATATGGTAACCTTTTGTGTTACCAGCATCACCGAAATCCATTTGAAATGGATTTCCTACATATAATATAGTACCTGCACCGTATACCTTTTCATGACGAGTGTGAAAGTGTCCGGTAAGGGTTAGTTTCGACTTAGATAATAGATCCTTTACCTTTATACCTTCTTCACATATCTTAGTATTGTTAATTTTAAAAGTCTCTACCTCAAAATGACCAAATATAATATCACTTTTAGGTATATCTGATACAACAGTATTCCATGGACAGAAAGATATAACCTTATCAAACCACTCTACTGTAGTTAGTTTATCGTAGATTGTTATATTTTTACGATTCTTAAAAATAGATAAAGATGTTACATCAGTTCTATGCTTAAAATACATGTCATGGTTACCTGGTATAGCGAATATATTAAATTCCTGTAATATATCTAATATATCAGCTGATATCTGAAGCGTATTAACGGATATCTCACTTCTATTATGATGCCAGTCACCGCAGAATACAATATCCTTAATGTGGTGTTTTTTTAATTCAGCTTTAAACCAATTAGCCCAGTTAAGAGATATATTATGCCAAATCGCACTGTTAGAGTGTACTCCTAGGTGTAAATCGGAGATAACTGCTATTTTAGGCTTCTTCGCTGTTGTATCCATCGTAATAATCAGAATCTCCAGGCTTTACATATATTGAATGACCGGAGCTAGCGGATGAATCGATCATATTATCTTCATATACTCTCTCTCTATAGTTTTTGAGAGTTTCATGATGCCTTTTTTCCTTTTTAATACGATTAATAAATGCGTGAAACGCTATAGTGGTAAAGTAGGAGAATGGATTAGAGTTAGCGTCAAAATTATACTTCTTAAATTTTAATGCGCTATACATTTTAATTAAAGCATCTCCTATCATTTCCTCCTTATACGAATAATTTATAAATGATGGATTGTAACTCAGACCGTATGCTATTTTTTTAATATTATCTGCAAGATCGTTAGTCAGTACATCACTCTCATAATATGCCTGTAAAGAGTCTTTAAACTCTTTAGGTATAACGTAAAATTCTTTAACCGCCTTAGCCATACCTAATAATAGTGTTTACAGTTAATTAATCAAGGCTGTATTACATTTTTAATAGTGAAAACTATCTGTTCTTTTTTGTATATGTCTTGTCTCTTTAAGCAGTGTGCCTTACCATACTTTAGGTTATCACATATATCTATAACTGTCAATTTACTCTTACTTTCGTGTTGCCTCAGACCTCGTCCAATCGATTGAACTGTACGTACAAACGATTTACCTCCTGCAGCAAATATAATATTATGTAGGTTCTTAATATTAACACCGGTTGAGAATATAGCGCTAATAGCTATGCATATGATATCACTATTACCTTCCATTAAAGCTTTAATTTTATCTCGTTCGATAATATCTACCTCTCCTCTGATGTAGTACACTCTCTTATTAGGTATATTACTAAGACACTCTAATAGTGCCTCTCCGTGTTCTATATGATTAACTAAAACTAGAGTATTATGACTTAACCTGCTGCATAAAGTCCGTATAGTATCGTTTCTGAATTGATTTTTATATATAAAAGTTAGCTCATCCCTATAAGCGTTATCGGTAATGTTTATAGGTGAGGTATTATATGTTATATCTAAGATTTTAACCTGTACATTAACAAGGAAGTTTTCCGTTCTTAATTCGAAACTATTTTTTTGAAAGATAATCGGTCCTAACTTACCTATAATGTTCCACTTATCGATTTGATCCTCAGGTAAAGTACCTGTAAATCCAAATTTGTTATTTGTTCTAATTTTAGAAACTATTTTACTAAGTTCTGACCCTGATTTTACCTTATGAACCTCATCAACTATTAATATATCTACATACTTTAAGAATTGATTATCTTCAAACTGACTCTGTAGGATACCAGTATTGCAGATAATTACATTAGCTGTAAAATCAGGCACTGTACTGCCTGTCCATTTAGTTAATTTAAATGTTGTACCTAGTTTGACGAATTCGTCAAACGTTTGAGTTACCAACCCTAAATCTGGTACAATAACAAGACACTTAAAGGTATCTTTATTTTTACAACTATTATAATAGCTCTCTATAAGTGCAGCCGTAATAAATGTCTTACCTGCACCAGTTCCTAACAAACACACCCCTCGGCCCGCGTTAAACGCCTTATTTAAAACATCGCGCTGATATTCTCTTAACTCTAAGTTGAAATTATCACTTATTGTAGTTGACTTAATATCAAGAATCTCTGACTTTAATGAATCACTAATATCAATATCAGCAACAACCTGGTTAAGTATGAGATAATTTCTCAACTCCCAGTATATACCTATATCACACGACCCTGTAGGTGTTATAATGTATTTACGACGAGGTGCAAACCTACCAAATCTACGTGCAAATACAGCTCCTTTATTTTCGACACTAAAGTGCTCGCGAACCTTAGTAAAAAACTCATAATCATCACAGGTAAAGACGAGTTTACCTGTAGTCTGCTTATAATCAAACTTAATAATCACTTAGTTTTGCTCTGATTGGTTGATTTGTATAATGTTACGTATTTCCCAGTGCATAGACGCAAATATCTTCTCAACTTTTTCGAGGTACTCTATAATATAATCATATTCTTTTATCGATGTATTGATATCTTCCATCTCTTTAGATTGTTCTGCGGCTATATCTGCCGTCTGTGTAGTTATCTTTACAGGGCTTAACTCAATTATACGTTGCGCTACTTCCTTTTTATAGTTTCTTTTATCTCTTAAGAGATTTTCCCTTTTAATCTTTGCATCAATAAGCCGAGCAACCCAGAAGTGTTTACGAGCAGGTAATCTTAGCTGTACTTCCTTAAGATTAAAGTCATTTACTACAAGATCGTGTTTAATTTCTTCAATATAACGATGTAAGATTTCCACTTTATAATATAAGTATAAAATAGATGTACTCCACGGATAAATTTGAAAAGATATTTATGCAAATACTTCATGAGGATACAACATCTGGCGCCTTAGGTGGGTCCGAAGGAGGTTTCGGTCCTCCTGATAATATAAGTTCGTCTGATTTTTATGATCCTGGTAGTGCAATCATACCTAAAGGTAGTAAAGTTATGCAGAGACGTATACCTAAGAGAAAACGTAAATTTAAACGGTTGCAAAGTAAGCGCAAGTCAGTTAATACATCATTGTGATAGATTTAGGACACTGGACAACTTGCTTACTCTTGGAGGATGTAACAGTACCTTATGGATTTATTTATATTATAACAAATAAGTGTAATAACAAAAAATATATAGGTAAAAAACAGTGTACGACAGTTTTAAAGCGTAAACCGCTTAAAGGTAAAAAGAATAAAAGGCACGAGATTAAGGAAACAGATTGGAAAAACTATACATCTTCTTCAGCTGAACTTAATATTGATATCGATACTCTCGGCAAGGATAAATTTACCTTCGAAATAGTGAGGTGGTGTAACTCTAAGGCAGAGATGGCTTACTTCGAAGCTAAAATGCAATTCGATAACAATGTATTGTTTAGTGATGAATACTATAATGGTATTATAAATTGCAGATTATGCAGATTTAAGATAAAATAGGTATTGACTTAATAATGAACTTTAATATAATTGCATTAATGTGATTGAGCATAGTATACCTAACACTAATAATATATTACTATTGGACTTAGAGAAATTAATAGTAATCGCAAACACCGAGACTCAGTTATATTGTGAAAGTATAGGTTTAGAATTTAATATACGTAGTAAAGATATTAAAAGCTTATACTATAATTTTCTTATTTTACAGGTGTGTAAATATTTAGAATATAAGACTACTAATAAACACATGATATTGTTCATGAACACAGATAATGTCATACCT